CAATAGTAGTTGTACCTCCACTATTATCAGAGATATTTGTGTAAGTTGTGATTAGTTTTTTGTCACCATCAAATTGTGTGACCGCTGAAACTGAATCTGCCATTTTTCCTCCTTTTCAAGGGTGGGGCCATTACACCCCACTCCCGAGTTTATTATTTATTAGCCATTATTATAATCAAAAGCTGCGCCAGTGATTTTAATAACTAATTTACCTGCTGTGTAAGCTGCTTCAGTAGCATCTCCAGTAGTCAAGTAAAGATATTTTTTAGTTAATGCTGCAAGTGTTGCTCCACCATCAGCAGAAGCATAAAAACCTAAAGTTAAGTCACCATTATTCAATAAGTTTGTTCCACTTGTTACTGCTGCATTTTCTGCATCAGTCCCTGTAGCTGAACAATCTAGATTAATGTCTGGATCTCCACCTGTTGGTACTTCTAAGCATGCAAATTCTATTTCAAAAGGAATTCCATTAACTCCAGTTGTTAGTTCTGCAATGTAAGCATTAGCTGCTCCACCATCAGTACCAATAATATCATTAGCTGCTCCACCACTAGCTAATCCACCATGAAGGTCAATTAGAATAGTTGTGTAAATTAACCCACCTATTTTATTCACGAATGTGTTAATTGCATCATCAGCAATTCCTGTTCCGTGATCATTAGGTGTTACTTTGAAAATAGTAGCTGCTGTACCTAAACTTGCATTGTTAGTACCAGTTGAAGTGCCTGCTGCTACAATGTTGTTTCCAGTGCTTGCAACTTTTTCTATTTCCATACCACCCGCTGCTTTTATAACAGCATAGTCTACAAATGCTCCTGTAGTCGTATTTTTAGTTGTTGCCTTAATGTCACCGTCCGAACGGACTGTTCCATTAAATGTTGTTGTTGCCATAATTATAATCCTCCTAGTTTGTGTGAATACTATCTCTAGGCCGTCGACCATACCGCGTTAGTATTCTTATATAATTGTATAGTGATTAATCTATAGCTCTTTTTTAAAAAAAGTGCAAGGTATCTTGTAGTAAAAAATTGATTTTTGATAGCGCTTAAGTGGCTATCGAAACTTCGGGCTTTGAAACCGCTATTTTATTTTCACGAGTGGATTGTTCAAATTCTCGAGCAATAATTTCTTTAACAATTTCCTGAATTTTTTTATCGATATGCCCCATGTGTAAAGTATATCTACCTTCCTTCAGGTGCTCTTGTTGCCACTCTAGTTCCAAGGACCGTTTCGTAGTGTAAAGGTCTTCGGTCATTCGTAACCTCCTCATAGGTTATCCATTTACCAGTTTTACTAGTAAATCCATCAGATTCGAACTTTACCTCATTTTTTCCTAGTTTGTCAAGGATAGAATTCTCGATATCTTGAGGGGTGTCCTTACACTTAATATTAAAATCAGCATAATAGCCACAGTATCGAATTTGTACTCGGAAGTTTTTCATAGTGAATTTCTTACTTTATTTATACGAAATGAGGCGGTTTTAAGGCCGCCTCATTAATTTGTTTTAGTTGCTATTACGCACCTGGTGAACCGAAGATACCTCTAGGGTCAGACCAACCGAAGCTGTATCTTTCTCTAGCTTTGTATCTAACGTTACCAGTTTCGAAGTCACCTTCCATATTAGTTTTGATAGGTGCTCTTACGAAGTGTTTTAGTCCATTTGGTACATCTGTTTTAATGAACCAAGCATCTGAGTCAGTTAAGTAATGATTTACCACATAACCTTGTGGAATCATTCCCATAGACACAACTGCATTGATATCATTATCAGCTGTTCCTGTTCTACCTTTGGATTTCATTAATCTTTCCGCAGTAAATTGCAAGTCATTAGGAATTATCATTTTAGTTCCTTTTGCCGCAATTTTAAGACCTCGTTCATCCTTCATTACACCGATATCTATCAGTGCTTGTTCTAATGAAGTTTCGTTCAAATCCGCAGCTGTTGAAAGCTCGTTTTTGAAAGTCCCTGCAACGATTGTGTGAGCTGTAGAACAAAGTTCTAAGCCGTCTCCACCAGTGTATGAACTGTTGAACGCTCTGTTAAGAACGTTTGCGCCTTTTACTTGTTTAGCGTTAGCCATAGATCTAGCTAGGGCTTTTGTATAACGAGACGCGAGTCTGTCATACAAGTTGTCTTCAATCGCTTCTTCAGTGATTGAAAATGCTAAAGCAAGTGTTTCATGCGTATAACGAGCTGTGAAAGTTTCTTGTGCCGCGTCGTAATTGACACTTGAACCTTCAGGTTTTACAGAAGCATTTCCGAATCCAGATAACATAACTTCTTCTTCAAAAGCTCTGTCTGAATTTTCTGTATCGAAAATTTCTGCATGTTCGTTAGCGTAGTTTTTGTACTCCAAGCCAAATAGTGCATTTAAACCTGGTTCTAGTTCTTTAACTAGTTGTGATCGTGATATTGCCATGTTTTTATACTCCTATATGCCTGTTGCGAATGTGAATACATTTTCACCAGTGCCAAACACAACGTATGCGTTGCAATTAGCTGTACTCGTATCGCTGTTGTCTGGATCTTTGGATACACCAATCTGCTTAAGTCCTGATGCTGTAGTTCCAAATGAAGAAGTATCTAGTTCCTGAGTCGATTGACCAGTAGTAGTACTTCCGCCAGTACCCACAAAGTTTCCTGAAGCAAAGTTCAGGGCTGCTGTGCCGGTTTCATCGTGTTGTGCTTCAAACACAATGTCTGGGTCCATGTATATGGTAGCTACTATATCAGCTGCTGCTGTGCTAGCTGGATAGTATGCTTTCCATGTTGGTTTATTTGTTGTTGGGTCGGTATAAAACACACCGCCGAAAACACCTGCTTGTTGCACGTCTCCGACTGTTGCTGCTTCAACACCGCCTGCTGTTACTGCTTCAACTACTTGACCAGTATAAATGGCTGTATCGTAGTTATTAGCAATATTAGCTTCTTCGGCTCTGATTTGTCCACCCGTAAGATGTCTTACAGGTCTGAAACCAAAAGCTGCGTCTTGATTTGCCATGTTGTCTCCTTAGTTTATAAAATTTCGTTGGTTTAGGAATTACTAAAAATTAGTTCTTCTTGTTACCACCGAAGGTTACACGAGTCTGTCGATCACTATCGATCGGCATACTTGGGTGCTGTTCCTTCAAAAGATCGTTTTGTACTGCGTCATCTGCGTCCTGAGTCATTCTATTGAAATATTCAGCACGCGATTTTGCGATCTCTTCTGGTATCCTTGCCAGCAAAAGGCCGCCAACTCCAATGATCCCCTTGTATTTTCCTTCGGTCATAGTTGGATATTCAAATCCTGGATATTCATCAGCTCTTACAAGCTCGTATCCCGATCTAATTTTAGCAGCCATGTTCTTTGTATCGTCAAAGCCCATAGTTTCTGCTCTTATCCACTTATGCCTGTACCCGTCGGGCGCAGGGGGTCCATCCAGAGATGAGGGTTGAGTCCATTCTTTTTTCCGAGAAGTTTTTTCTCTAGTGATGGACGCGTGTGGAGTTTTTTTATCTTCTATTTTCATATGCTTATTCCTTCACGTTTAAATGTTTCGCATACTCTTCAAGTGGCACACCTAATTTTTTAGCAATTGCTACTTGTGACGATGTGAGTTTCACAGTTTTGCGACTAGTTCCCCTATTGCTTCTTTTAGCCGAAGCTACGTTCTGCACAGGTTTAATCGTTTCTTGTGTACTAGTATTACCAAATTTCTGTGGGAATGCAACTCTTATTCTTTTATTAATTTCAGAATAATATTCCTCACTTTTTGGATCATACCCTTCTTCCTCTACCAGTTTCTTATGTAGATCAAAAGCCGTATAGGTCATGGCATTATCTGTGCCAAACCAAGTGTTTTTACTTGCCCATTCTTCTGCTTTTGGATCGGGTGCTGGTAATGGTTGCTCTTGTTGAGTAATTGTTTGTTGTTTAACTTCCCTGCTCTCTTCCTTACCTTTTACTACCTGTCTAGATTTGATTTCAGCTAATCGTGCTTCTTCATAACCCAAACGTGCAATATCTTTTTGAGCCTTAACTTCAGCTTCAATGTCCCCAGCTTCTCTCGCAGTACGAAGTTTCGTTTGTGCTGCATCTAAGCTAGAGTTGATTCGACCCTCCATTTCAGACACAAATCCCGTGTCTAATTTAGTCAATCGATCTTTTAAAAAAGTCTGTTCTTCCTGAACTTTTTTAGCGTACGTTAAAGCGGCTTCTCTTTGTCTTTCCGCTTCACGCATTTTTTTCGTAAGTTTAGCAATACGTCTTTTAACGCCTTCACTATACTCTTCGAGTTCTTTTTCTTTTTTTACTTCTTCCTTTTTCTCCTGTACTGGTTCTTGAGCGTCCTTGCTATCTCGAACATCCAACTGCTCGTCAGATTTCTCAACTGCGTCATCGGGCTTAGAACTGTCTTCAGTAGTTTTTTCATCTTGTACCTCTATTTCTGGTTTATCTTCTTTAGTCTTATCTTCTGGTAGATCAACTTCGGCTCCCGGTCCTGAAGTATCAATATCCACCATATTTTCCTTCTTTTCTTCTTCTTTTATTTCAGATTTTTTTTCTTTATCTGGCATAGTTCCTCCTATGGTTAAAATTCATGCAAGAGATCCTCTGGATTCTTGATGGTTGCTAAAATTTCGTCATCATTTAATAGACGAACTTCCCCACCTTCTATTCTTATCCTTGATCCTGCATAACGTGCAAAGATTATCCAATCTCCCACTTTGCACCACGGACCTTGTGGATATCTATCTCTATCCTTATAAGCATCAGGACCCACAGCTAAAACATTAGCGCATTGAGCTGCAAGTTGTTGTCTTTCTAAAGTTTCTTGCCCCATTAAAATTCCCCCTTTAGTTTTTTCCTTCATTTTAAAAGGTAAAACTAAAATACGCCAACCTGTTGGTTTTGGTAATTTTCCTGTTTCTTCTTTGTATTTTTCTTCTAAGGCGAACTTATGTTTTGGGCTTTCCTGTGATGTTGATAATGTTTCCTTGTTCATCTTTTTGCTCCTTCTCTTTAAGCAGGTTAGAGATTTCCTGTAGCATGTACTGGTATGTACGTGCTTGTCCTAACATATATTGATATTTTTCCATATTGTCAACACCTCCACTAATCATAGTGTCACCAACACGTTGAAGATTGTCTCTTAAAATTTTTTGTAATTTAGCAACAATAACTAAAGGGTCCATTATTTCCATCCTTTCTTAGTTAATCTAGGTTTGCCCTTTCTTACAAGCCCACCTTTTTTAAGTTCGCTTTGCGTAGCTCCACTCATCATCATGTCTTGTATTGTTAAATATTTTAAAGGATCAATAGGAACGGCTTTAGATTTCATTTTAAAATATAAATCTTTAAAATCTTTAGTTTTTCCTCCCTTTTTTCCGAGTTCTCTAAATTTTTCAGTCCATTTACTAGTCACTATTTTTTACCACCGTTTCTAAATATTTGTGTACCCTTAATCCCAAAAACGCTGGCTACGACCAAAATCCAGAGATTTGTAAACCATTTTGGCAGATTCGAGAAATACTCAAAAAAGACATCTATCTTCTCCATAGCCGCGGGATCCTCTGTCCACACCGACCAAGCGAGCACAATTATCGGGAGCGTTAATATCGCAAGAACGATTTCGTCCTTGTAGTCGTTTTGCCGGGCTTCTAACAGCTTGCCTTGGTAAGATTCCTCACCGGAGGCCATACGCTGTGCATGCATAAGCTGTGCATCCGACATTGCCATTTTTGTCTTCTGACGGTTGGCATATATCTTGCCTCCCGCTTGAAGTGCTATTTTTGCTAATCCAAACCAAGCCATCTTACGTCCAAGTTACGGGTTTTTGTTGACGAGCAAACAGTTTTTTCATGGGTTGTTTATCTTTTTTGTCACCACTTTTTGGAACCGGTTTATTGTTTCTATTTACATCCGGTGTAGCAATCGTTTTTGCTTTTCCTGCTGTTGGTGCGTATCCTACTCCTCTTGTCATTATGCCTCCTTTGTTTTTTTAGATTTAAAAGTCATTATCTACTTCTCGGTTTCATCCGAGCAAGTTCTTTTCGAGCCTGATTTGCCATTTCTTGTTTCTCTAAAGACGTTTCTGCTCTCAATTCAGCCAATTCTTCGTTCTGTTCTATCTTTTCTTGTTGCGTACTTTGATTCATCATCGCTTTCATACGATCTAAGTTAAGACGATCTTGGCTCTCTTGACCTTTTCTATGATCCTCCATCGCTTTAAGGTCTAATTCTCTTGACCGAAGCCTAGCAATTGGGTCATTGTCAAATTGAGAGATAATTTTCTTCTCTTCAATCATAAATTCTTCCATCATTTCAGCAATGAGTTTAGCTTTTCTTGATTCAATTTGCAACATCACTTGTTGCATTTGTTGTTGAGCCTTTGGATCTTGCATCATTTGAGGATTTTGCTGCATTAATTGCATTTGTTGTAGTTGTTGTGGAAATTCTATTTCAACTTGTTCATTTGCCATCAAGGAAATATGCTCAAAAATATTTTTTTCCAAACTTCCAAGAATCATTGGATTATTTTTTGCCATCGTTGTCGACATAAAGTTTAAATGCGATGTAATATGAGCTCTATGGTCTTGTCCTTTGAAAGCTTGATACGGTTTTCCTGATAAAGCGTCAATATGCTCTAAGGCAGGATCTTTCGGTTGTGGTGGAGGCGGTGGTGGTAAAATTTGATCAATATTTTTTACCCCTAAAGCCTGATACATGTCCCGATAGGCCTTGTATAAATTGTGAAGTCCTGGATTGGATTGCGCCAGTTGTAATTCTGTTTGTGCAATAGAAATTCTTTGTGTTTGTGAAAATATATTAGGATCCGCTACAGGAATGATATCGACTCTATCGTCAAAATCAGTTTGTTTGATTTGTTTTTGTCCTCCTACGACATCGTAAGGATAGACTGGTGGTAAATACGTTTTAAAAATTCTTGCTAAAAGCTGAAACTCAACTTTTAAAGCTGCATACAGTCTTTTATGAATAGACGACATCACCCTTGATCCTCTTTCGAGTAAAGCCACGGTTGTTCCAACCGCCGCCTGCTGATTACCGTCACCGACCTGCATATCGGCAATCGATGCAAATCGTTGTCCAGAAGACACTACTATTGTTAAAAGTTGAAGTAACGTTGCGGATGGTTCCTTAAACGGAAGCATCATAAACGCATCTTTTAAGTTTCCTCCGGGTGCATCGACATCCCTGAATTCGCCTGGTTGTATAGCTTGGGCTTCATCTCTCATCTTAATGCCGCGCATTTTAAATCCTGCGGGTAGATTGGAGAGCGTACCCGCATCTAATAATTGACGAAGCGCAGACGTTGCCGTTCTGCTTAATCCACCAATCATATGTATTAGGCCAAAGCCGTAGAAGCCAAGTCCTGGTAAAAATTTGAAATGAACGAAGTATTGAATTTTTTTCTTGTTCTGATCGCCAGGGTCGAAGTTTCTTCGAATGGATAAAACTTTTCTTGTGCCTTCTTCAATCGTTACAATGTAAGGCAGCTTAATGCCTGTCGGTTCGCCTGTTTCTCCTGTTTCTTCAAATCCGTCCAAGTCCAGATTAACATGGCATTCCACCAACGTGAAAACCTCTTCGTTTTTCCCTTTGCTGACTCCTTCAAGTTTTCGTTCCTTTTCTTTCAGTTCTGATTCTTGAAAAAATCCCGGTCGTATTTCAATGTCTCGATAAAATCCTCCGACCTGTTGTTTTCTTAAATCATTTTCTGACATTCTTACGACGTGCATAATGGCTTCCGCATCCTCTAATGAGGTAGCGGCATACGGAACCACTAAGTCGTCGGCTGGAACAAACTTTGAAACGGCTCGTCCCAGTAAATCGTCGTAATAAACTTTCTTGAAGGCAGAACCTGATAACGGCAGATAAAATAACATCTGATCGAATTCAGGGTCATATTCTTTCATGACATTCATAATCTGATAGTTCATGAAATCTTTAACTCTTGCTGCCTGATCATCCTTGTTCCGATCCGGCATTCCTAAAATCTGTGTACGAACGGGTCCTTCGCTTGGCAAAAGCTCTTTGTAGGCTTGCGCCTGGAACTGTGTGACCGCTTCCGCCATTACGGGATGCGTGGTCCCTGATGCGCCCTTAAAGGGTTCGGTTCGTGTTTCGTATTTAAATCCTAAAAGATCCAGACCAGACGTGTAGGATTGCTCCCAATCTCGTCTAGATGTTTTGTAGTCTTGATAATTCGTATAAAGCAGATTGCCTAAGGGATCGAGAACATCGTCGGGTAGCAGTTCAGCCAAGTTGTCAAAATGGTTTTCCGTCTGCTCCTGGTTCACGGACCGTGGATCAAAATTAATTTCCGCACCGCCATCTTCTGTTGGGGTGACTTCTACACCTTCTGGGGCTTGTTCTGCTGTTTCTTGAATATCTACTTGAGATTCTTCGGGTCCTGCAATTTCTATCTTCTGCTTCACGTTCGGAAGCGACTTGTCAATCTCTGCCATTTATTTCTCCAATATCCTATCCATATAAGGTTTCCTATTCGTTTTCAAGTGTATCTCCAAAATCAAATAAAGATTTAGAAGTAGCATCCATTCTTTTGATAATTCCTGGTTTTCCTAATTCTGCTGCATTCTTGTATTCTTCATTATTCAAGAACTCTTCAGATGCTTCCTTATATTTACCTTGATTAATTAATTCAATCGTTTTTGGACTTCCTGATAAAGACCCTCTAAACCAAGAACTCACAATATTCTTTTTCAAATCAATCGGCATGGATTCAAAATTTTTAAATCGTTTTTTAATTTCAGGCAGACGGTCGTTAATATCATCTCTTAATAAGCTTAAAGCCGCTCCTTCGGTCATCACATCATCGGGTTTTACATCCGAGCCATAATGCCCATAACCAATGGTATAATGTTCTTCACTCTCTACCGGTTTATAGGCTTCTCCTTTAAACCCTTCCCATTCTTTTAAATAGTTAGAATAGACATCCAAGTCCATTTCGTTTCTGTCAAAATCGTCTGAAGTAATTGCTTTGTCTACTGGCATATTAATTAAAAGAATTATGAATATTATTTTTTTGAGCATTAATAATATTCGTATTTTTTAGTGGGTTTCGGTTCTTCCTCAAAGTCCATCTCCAATTTTATAAA